TCATACCAAACAGATTAAACTAACAGATACAATTACAATTGAAATGAAATATCCAACAATGGATGCTTATTATCGTTTGGTGGAAATAGAAAATAGTTCTGCAAATGCTTCAGCCGTAGAAGAATTGTTTAGTGTTGTCATTGATTGTATTGATAACATATATTCTGGTGAAGAAACCTTTAATGCAAGTGATTATACCAAAGAAGATATGGATAATTTTATTAATAGTTTAACAAGTGATCAATTTGAAAAACTTAAGGCATTTTTCCATACAATGCCTGCCTTAATACATGATGTTGAGTGGACTTGTTCAAAATGTAAATGTAAAGAAAAACAAACTTTAAACGGAATTGGAGATTTTTTTTTATAGTTTGTAGTCACAACACTTTAGCAAATTATTATCAATTAACCTTTCAGTTAATGCAACAACATAAATATAATCTAACTGAGATAGAAAACTTAATACCTTTTGAAAGAGATATTTACGTAGAAATGTTAATATCTCATATAGAAGAAGAAAATAAAAAAATACAAGAACAGCAAAGAAAGAAATAAGTAATGGCCCGTAAACCCCACAATTATACACACTTTCAAAGTCTTGTTAGCCAACTTAAAGAACAAAACGATAACAATTTTGCTGGTCTTTCGACCCTTCTAGAGGCACAAACATCCATATTACAAAGTTTAAAAGGTGCCAAGCTAAAGGAGTTACAACAAGATCAAGCGGATTTAAGAAAAGATAAAGAAAACCGCCTTGAAGGGAAAAAGGGGGGCAAGAAAGAAATAAAAATGCCAGGATTCCTAAAAGGTGGAAAAGGAATCATGGGTGGGATAGGACAATTTTTATCTACTGCACTTCTAGGAATTCCTGGAGGATTAAGAAAATTCATGCCACGAGCTTTAGGTATTCCATTAATGTTTGGATTAGCAAGAGGTATGGCTGGTCTTATTGCAGGACCAAAATTAGTTGAGGCATTGTCTGCCGCATTTGATCAAAAATCTTTTAGTGGAGGTTTTGAAGCATTTATAAATTCATATTTTACACCGTCTGGCACACCCTATAAATCTCTTTGGGGGGCCGCATCAGGAGGCGCTGGAATGGGACTTTTGGCTGGACTAGCGATTCTGGGACCAAGAGGTGCAATAATGGGTGGAATACTTGGAGGTGCATTAACTGGACTAAATCATATTATGTCAGAAGATAAATCAGACAGTAAAATGAAGTCTGGTGATGTGATGACAAAAATAAAAAATCATTTGATGGAAAATATAGATAAATGGGCGATGGGTGCAGGTGCTATAATAGGTGCAAAATGGGGAATGGTTGGAGGTCCAGCAGGAATGATAGCTGGAGCAATTCTTGGAGCAGGTATTGGAATTATAGGAGCAAACACCATTACAAGAATGATGGAACTAGAAAAAGGAGGAGCTGGTACTGGTCAAGCATTCAAACAGGGCTTAATAGATTATCTCAAAAGTGATGAATTCAGCGCCGTTCAAAATTTAGCTCCTTGGGCTGGAGGAGCGGCTGGTGCGGCGATGTTTGCAGGTTTAGGTCCTGCAGGAATGATTGCTGGTATGATATTAGGAGCTGGTGCTGGAATAGTAGCAGGACCAGTTTTGCTAGAAGCATTAACATCGAAGGAGGGAGCAGGCAAAGGTCTTGCAAAGGTGGCCAGTGATGCGTTATGGGATTATTTAAAATCTAGTAAATATCTTCGAGGTGGTTTATTTGGCGCGGCTCTTTTTGGTGGAGCAGGAGCATTAGGATTAGGCCCTGTTGGAATGATTGCAGGTGCTATAATAGGTGCTGTAATGGGAGTTTTAGTCACATGGCTAACATACGCAGTTTCCGACTTTGTTGGACCAAGATTAGCTAAAGTATTCGGATTAGATCATCCAGATGCTGAAAAAGTGAGTATGGGCCGAGCTGGTCATATGATGGGAAAACAAGGAATAGATCAGTTGGAGGAAATAGAAAAAAGAAAAAAAATCGTAGATAAATTATATGGAAAAGAAGTGAAAAGAAGTAGTGCATGGTCTAGCATGACCTACGGAGAAGAATACAGCCCCCTGACAATGGATCTTATTTCAGCAAACCCTAAGCAAGGTGTCGGGGGTCGGTCGGGTAGGAGCGGATTTGGAAGTGGAAAAAAGGGGACTAATATGTTCGGCGTAATGGAAAATTTAAAAGAAACATATTTAGGAATACTAAAAAAGGATGGTATAGATCCTTCTTCCGCCTGGAGTAACAAACATCAGTCGGCGGCTAATAAGGCCTCACGATTAGTCAAATCGGGTGTTCATGGTTCAAAGGAACTGGATTCTATCCATACAAACGAATTAGAAGCGACAGCCATAAGAATATTAGCCGCTCAGGATGCATACCAACGAGCAAAAACAACACTTGGGAATATGCATAGAGAAGGCGGAAACGGGACGGGACCAACAGTAAATCTTGCAGAAGGAGATAAAAACTGGCAGATCACGCAAATTTTGTCTGGAACAGTAAGCAACCCAGACCTTACGAACACAGGAGTTAAGGATCTATTAACAGAGTAGCCAGCATAGGAGGCGTGCCGCTGGAACGGCACTTCAGGCCCCCCAATTAATTAATTATCTTCTGCTAATTTAGCAAAATAAGACATATCCTCATCATCTTCAGAAGAAGATGTTTCCTTCTTTTCTGGAGAAAATTCTTCTTCAGCAGTTTTTGGTTTTAAAGTAGGGCGAGAAACGGGCTCAGTAATAGAAGGAGTTTCTACTGCAAGAACAGAATCCAATCTCGCTTTCAAATCTTCATAAGACTTAAATTGATCATCACCAGTAAACTCTGTAAGAGCATATTGTGAATTCCAAACCTTTTCAAGTTCAGTTTCATCTTCTACGAGTTGTGTACCTTTATCAAATTCACTCTTATCGTAATTTCGATAACCTTCAACTTGACGAATCTTTAATTTAAAGTTCGCACCCTCCCAAAGATCAAAAGGATTAACAGGAGATTCATCTTCAAATTCGGGGTTCATCTCATCATTGATCTTGTCGAAAATCTTCTTTCCAAACTTGTACAAAAAGACTTTCCCTTCATTTTGAGGATTCTTTGAATCAGTAACAACATAAATGTTGCTGATATAAGTTAAGCGGCGCTTTTGCTTACGAGCAACTTCTTTGTTCGCCTCGATTCCAGAATTCCAGAGTTGAGAATTGTACTCTGAAACAGGATCTTTCTTACCAAGAGTTGTCAAAGAATTTTCAATGTACCATTGTCCTGTTGGACCTTGAAAACCATGATTGAAAACTCTCGCCCATGGAACATCTTCTCCATCTACTGGAGGCAGAAACCGAATAACTGCAAATCCATTTCCAGACTTGTCAATTTCGGGTTTCCAAAATCGATCATCGACATAACTCTTTGATTCAGAAGGAGTATCGATCTTCTCGATTTCTTTATGAAGATTTTGCATGAAGGATGCACGGGATTTTTTTAGTGCGGATAGTGTAGCCATATTTACCTTTCGTATATCGGAATATTCGTTGTATATTAAATTTTGTCTCGTAAAATTTTACGAAACTTCGTCTTGTCCACCTCCAAAAATGGAGTGTATTTCAAAACTTTATCTCTAAACTGGGGCCAGACAAAATTTTCTTTTATCTTTTGATCCCAGTCAGGAACAAAGTTAAGTATCATATTAAGTATGGAAAAAGTTTCCATACAAATATATTTAGCAATGGTTTGTTTCAGCAATATAGGATGTTGACCCTTTTCAACTTTGAACCAATTTTCAAAGTCTTCTTTGTTCAACAATTTTTCAATATCATTGCTAAAAATATAACTCATGCTTTGTATTCTTTTTTGCCATTCTTTATATTTGATTTCTGCTTGTGAATCAAGCGCATCGCCTATCCACAAATTTTCATTCTCAATAAAGTTAGCAACAAAGAATTTCGATATCTCATCATCCTTATAATTTTTTGACAATCTCACAAAAAAGAATTGATCATTGCGTTTTTTAAAAGCATTAAATGAGATTTTTCTTTTTTTATGCTTAAAGTAATCATACTTATTAGCATGAAAATGAGTCTTGATTGAAACATATTCTTTATAACAATCAAATGGATCCATTTTTATCATAGTCCTGGTATTGTAGCAGTTTTTGGGAGATAATGCAAGGCTGTAACCTCTTCTCTTAATTTAGCTTTCAAAGTACCCTGAACAAGTTTTCCAACTGTTTGGGGTTCCATTTTTGTTTCTTCACAATAATAAGATATTGCATCCAAATAAGTCATTTTTTTATTACTAACAATATCTTCTATAATAATTGCAAAATCTTGGGGTTTTATTGTTTTAATCATTTTTGTCTATTGCTTTTATTACTTCTTCAATAGTATCATAAACTTTTTCTGGTGTGATGTTTTTAGTACATTCAAACATTCTATCAGTATTTTTATGATCGGGACACCATATCCAATCACTAGGATCAAATTTATGTCGATTATAACAACTATTACAAACCGCATCATTATGAATTCTAAAACATTTTGAAGAGAATTCTGAATTAGGATTACTAAATCCTGATATTAATATTACATGTTTATTTAAAGCCCAGGCTAACCATGATAATCCAGAACCCAAACCAATAAAAAACTCAGCACCATTTAAAGTCGCTATTGTTTGATCTAAAGTTCGTTCATGTCTGCCTATTACATTTTTAGGGGCTACATTAAAATATTCTCCTTGTCCAAAAGAATGGTATTTATCTATACATACTACATTATAACCCTTTTCGGACAAAAAGTCAACCACTTTGTCCCAGCCTCCTGGATAATTCCAATATTTTGCTTGAGCAGTTGCTTGAGTGGCAATACAAACATAGGGTTTTTCCAATTCAGTTTCCGTTTCTTTAACTTTTATTTTACATCTTGTTTCTTTATAATCTTTAATTCCAAGAATACCTGCACATAATCCTTGCAAAGAAACCTCTTTCATATCTACAGGGGATTGAGGACTAGCCTCAAAAAAACCTATTCTATAAGAAGATACAAAATCATTAAAACCAGATTCAGGAGTTATAAAAGTTGTTTCAGGATATGAATCTATCAAATACTCATTCCAAAATGTACTACAATACATTTTACAATTATGTTTTTTACGAAATTCTTCAACAACTGGCATCCAGGCTAAAGTGTCTCCTAATGCTATTGAATCAAACCAAACAAAAATATTTTTATTTCTAAAATCTTGTTCATACTCAAATTCTATTTTTTCTGTTTCGATATTTATTACTTCTACTCTCCAATTTACATAATAATCAATACCACAAGCAACCCATCCCCCAGTAGAAACCTCATTTGAATAATGAATAAAATTTGTATCCTTATCAATAAATTTGACCTTATAAGTTTCAGGAATAGATCCCTTAATACTCAAATAGGGATTTTTTTGCATATTCAAATCAAAAACATTTTTTCCTTGTATACTCGTATTCTGATATGCAAACATTAATCTATCTTTCATATCAAAAGGCTTAGTATGCTTTAGATCTTTTGCTTCATAATAATATTTTTCTAATTCATCAAAAATATTTTCCCAATCTCTTTCTTTTGCAAATTCTCTTGCATTTTTAGAATGTTCATCATAATTATCTAAAACCTCTTTAACTTTTTCAACAATAACATCAACATCTCTTGTACATATTATTAAACCCTTTACATGTATGTCATCTTGCATTGTTCCAACTACAGGCAAACCACACGCCATTGCTTCAAGAACTGCAAGACAAGGCTGACCAGTCTCTATAGATGCTGGATGTATCATCACGTGGTGTTCATTTAATAATTTTCTTAATTCATCTTTATCTACATTACCAGCAAGTTCTACATTAACATGTTGTTTGCAATCATCTACGATATCATAAAATATCTTATTATAATCTTCATGTATCGAATCTGGCCCAACAATTGTTATAGGAAATCCTAATTTTTTCGCCGCTTGAACTGCTAAATGAAATCCTTTTCTATCATCTCCTCCGCCAACACAAATCAATCGTATATCTTTTTTATTTTTCCGCGGAAAA